CAAAGATCGATAGCTGAAAGTTAGCCATAGGAGCGATCGTGGTGTATGAATTATTAGAAGGCGTGATGTAAGGATCGCTAGGGCTGACTACGACGCTGTTAGCAATGACAGTAGAAGGCGGGAATGAGAAGACTGAATACTTTGTGTTATCTGTAAGAGCTGCTGCAATACCTGCGCGTAGTGTTGATATGTCGGCCATGGTCAACCAATCTGCGATCTCGGATCGAGATAAGGCGCAAGTAATCCACGCACTCTCGCTACGAGTGTTGAGGACATGGTGAATGGGCTCGGCTGAAATCCATCAATTGTAACGGATTGACCCGTCGGGGACTGTCTTGCCTGCCAAATCGTAATCGCAATCATTAGAGACGCTTCTTGGATAGCCGGTACTGTTGATGGATCTAGTGTCTCTGTTGCCGCTACTGTGCCGTAAGGATTTACTGGATGGTAAGGAAAGACTGTTCCATGACTTATCGTATAGCTGATTGTCTTATCGCTGACTGCTGTAATTGTCTTTGAGCCGTTGAGATGAGCGGCGTTATTTGACACTACTACAGTCTGACCTACGTAAAATACATCTTCTACATTGTAGTCAAAATAAAGAGTGGCAGATGTAGTTGTAGATTCGCTTGCTATGTTAAAAGATTTATTATTCCAGATGAAAGGTAGCAGTACGTTGTCTGAAGCGTCGCAGACAGATTGCAAGACTGCATCGGTGTAGAGAGTACCTACGCCTAGAGCCGTGCGGAGTTCTGCAACTGTTGTCAGAGCCATATTGTTTACCTTTCTAAAGACTGGCAGGGTAGAAGGGCACTACCCTGCCAGCGACTTAGTGTGGCTTACGCCTTGTTATTCTTAAATGCGCCTGCTCCGACCTTGGTCGCGATTGCGCCGTAGCCGTAGTAGCCGATTGTTACCTGACCAGCAGCTGTTGACTCTGCGCGTAGTCGGTATGTTGGTGACTCGTACCATGTGTACGCGTCTGGGTTGACGATGATGATCGATCCATCTGTGTCAGTTCCAGCAGCTGTGTTAGGTGTGACGTAGAGGTTAAGACCTGCGACGTTACCCTGTAGGGCTGTAGGTGATGCGACTCCGCCTGCGTTCTGTGGCTGTGAAGCTGTATAAATAGGGCGTCCAGCGTCGTTCAGTGTCATGATGTTGCTCCACTGGGAAGTGTTTACAATCATGTTGCGAGCGAATGGATTTGGTAGGCCAAGTGTTGCGCCATAGACAGAAGCTGCACCGCGAGCAACTACTCCGAGAAGTTCTGCTGCTGTTGGGTAAGTAACTGTTGTAGTTGCATCTGCTGTTGCGCCTGAGATGAGTGCTGCGTTAACTGCTGCATCTGTAGCCTTTGCGTATGCTGCGGCCATGTTGCGAACGAGTTCATCAAAGAATGCTGGAGATGTACGATCTAGCAATTCAACAGAGAATGTCTGTTGTCCAGCGTACTTCTTAACAGTTACTGAGAGGAAGTCTGATGTCTGATCTGTCTCATTAAATGCATTACCTTGTGCTGTTTCTGCAACAGTTGGCATTGCTGTGATCTTTGGGATCTCGAAAGTCATACCTGCATCTGGAAGCACTCCGCGTGAGATTGCTTCGATTGATGGGCGAATGGTTGTTCCGAGAGGGTTGATGATCTCTGACAACTGACGTGTAGGAACGAGTCCTGGGTTATTGACTGTGCTATCTGCTGCTGCGATGTATTGACGAGCTGCGTCATCGCCCATTGCTGCGCGGATAGTGTTTTCTACATACTTTGCAGTTGTTAGTTCAATGCGTGGCTGTGTGTAAGCCATTGCTGTTACAGCAGGGCGAGCAGCTTCAACTGCGGCAGCCTCAACTGTAGGTGTTGCTTCGACTGCTGAAGTGGTTTCTTCCACGGTGGCTGTCTCGCTTTCTGTTGGTTGGTTGGTTTCAACGGCTTCATCTTCAGACGCCGCAATATCGGTTACGGCCGCAGACTTAAAGGCTGCTGCCTGAACCAAACTTACTTCGAGGAGTTCTGCACTCGATACATACAGCACGCCATTCTTAGGCTTGGCTGCGTTGACCATAACTCCAACTGATAGACCAGTGCGGAGTTCTTCTGCGGCTTCGATGAGAGCATCTGTGCCGCGTGATGATTTAGAAATCTTAAAGGACGCGTAAATGCCGTCTTCTGTCTCGTTAAAAAATTGAGCGCGGCCAATCGGCTGCTTAGCATCATGCTCTAGTAAGAGCTTGACTTTACTTGATTCAGCGATATTGATTGCGCCACGCTCAAAGACTACGGCTCCGGCAGATGTCATTCCGACTTCGCCATCATAAGGAACTATCTTTCCAGAGATCGTGCGCTCTGCTGCATCTGCTTTAAGTTCTGCTGAAAATGTAATCATCTCATTCATATATCATCCCATGGCTTCCGTTAGGTGTTAGGTCTGTCATGCCCATTGCCTGCTCTACAGTTATTAGCTGAAGATCAAGCATCTCTCGAATGACTGCTAGTTCTACGAGTGGATCTGTGCGTAGGTAATTCTTATCGATGTCAAATAGGACAACGTTGCCGCGAGCTGTGATGTCATCCATAGATAGACGATCCTCGATGGCTGAGATAAATGGCTGTAAAGATAGAGTCAAGAATTGCTTTCTTTCTTCAGTTACGTTCGCATAAGTCATTGTCGTATTCTGATCTGCTGAGACGTAATAAGGTGGCACGTTGCATAGGCGAGCAATCTCAGTAGCAAGGTTCTGGATAGCCTCGTTATACATCATGTCTTTAGGGCTAAATCCTACTGTCTCATAATTAAGAGTCGATGTCAGATAAGCCGTGGAGCGATTTTGACGGGCAGACTTCCATGCTGAAAGTAATCCTTGCACTTCAGAAGGTGGTAGATCTGCGCCTGTATTTTTAAGGTAGCCAGTTGCCATAGGCGTTGCAGCTGCAACTACCGAAGCCTTTTGAACGTCCAAAGCTGCGCGAATAGTTGATGCGCCTGTATTTAGAATGCCATCATTAAGTGATTGGAATGTGACGAGCGAGCCAAGGCCGTCCATCGGTACTGTAGTACCATCAATGGCGTAAGACTTTACGAAAACATTATCGCGATCTAGAGTAGCTGTTACGCGGCTGTTAGCGATCCACTCAAATCTAGATGGTCGTCCATCTTCCTGATAAACCTCGATTACTTGCCAAAAGGCTTGGCCGTAAAATAGAAGTGAATCAACCGTGTAAGCAATAGTTACAGAACGTGGTTGATGATAAGACGGCTGATCTAGCCAGAGAGGGCTGCCGAGCATCTCGTTAGTAGATTTCTTATGCAGCATCAATGGAATTGTGCCGATCGTTCCTGCGAGAAGATTGCGGCATCGAGCTAGTGCCGGAACTCCTAGAGCTTCTGTGCGTCCGACGTAGGCGAACTGAAAGGGCATTGCATAAGGCGAGTACTCACCAAGAACCTGTGGTGCGTATTGCGCTTCGACATTGGCCTTCGGTGTTGCACCTGTAAGGCGCGAGAGGATACCCATAGACCGCAATTATACACTACATGTTGTGTTATTCGGTGTATATAGCCGCTACCTGTTGTGGCTTCAATAGCATTGACACGACCATGGCAAGAGAAATCGGTGCAGATACATCGCCTGCGCTCTTACGCTTTACGATGCGCCAGCTTGAATCATTAGTCTTTGCCGCGCAGTTATTCATCTGCTTTATTAATTCTTCTTGGCCGTTATGAACTACTCGACCATTGACTAGACCATCAAGAAGGTCAGAGCAAGCCTGATAAAACTGCTGGCCTGAGACATCTTGAGTTATCTGACCCGCATTGGCCAATCTTTCAGCGATTGATTGCGTCGTGTACTTGTCGTAGCAGATCATCTTAGGTCGATATTGATCAGCCCAGCCCTTGATCTCAGCTGCGATCTTTAGGTCATCGACCGAGACTTGACTTTCCCACGTCTGCAGAATCCCGACACCGATTCTTCCGTCACCCATAATTTGACCAGCAACGAGGCTCGCATTGCGGCGAGATGGAGATACATCGAAGCCAAATACTGTATAGCCACCGATCGGGATCTGGAGCGTGGCATCGCTGGTCGCCTCAAGTACGCCATGAGGCCATGGACTCTGTAGAGAATCAATCCATTGACATAGAAGTTCAGTTCTAATATCTTCAATCTTATTTGTTGCAACGGCTTCCTCAAGTGACTCCTCTGTAATCGTATGGCCGAGTGCTGGATTAGCCAGCGCCCATGCATTGCGGTCTGTTATCTTGCAGTATTGCGGTGCTGAGTATTCATAGAATCCAAATGACTTAGGCGGTGCAGATAAGGCTCTTTCTCTTAGTGTATTTAGCGTCTCGGAAAAGGCGTCACCGGCATTTGACGAAAGGAATGTCTGGGAATTAGGACGCGCACGCGTGGTTGGAATTGCCGCGGTGTACCCGTCCTTGCTGATTTCACGCACCTCATCAATCCATAGGTAATCGCACGTCCTGCCTCTGGAAGAATCCCTCGTGTCGCTAACTAGGTCAAGGGTTGCACCATTGAGAAGCTCGATGCGCTCGCCTCCATTGGCGTAACGGATAGCCTTAGTGCCAGCCTTAAGGTGAGGCGCATTCTCGATAATCCATGCAATCTCTCTAAAGGTCATGAGAGCTGTG